TGTTGCCGTTGTACCAGGTCACCCAGCCGGACGCATCGACCTCGACGGACGGGTTCGGCGCGTAGTTCCGGGCGACGATCACCGACCCGCTCGACAGTTCCGCGCTCGGGTACGGGGCCAGGTTGTAGGGGATGTCCTGGACGACCACGGGTGTCGTCGGGGGGAGGTCGAGGGGCTTCAACGCCTTGTACACCCACGGGCGCTCCGCCACGAACGTGAACTCGACCACGTTGCCGAAGAACCGGCCCGACTCGAACTCCTCCGTGACGAGCGGGCCGCTGACCGCGCCCACGTCATGCAGGTAGCGCCGCAGGTCCAGCACGCGCGCCTCCCACGCCACCGGGTCTTCCACCACGGTGACCACGCCCTGCTCCCAGGTCGAGGTCGAGGCGTGCGGCTCGCCCGTCCACGCGTACCGGTGGATGGTCTGTCCCGGAGTCGTCCCGATCGGCGTGCTCGCGTTGTCGCCATCGAAGTACGACCCCAGGTACTCCCCGTCCACGACCAGCATTTCGTCCCAGTAGCCGGTGCCCAACTCCACCACCCCGGAACCGTACAGCCGGATCGGGACGAGCGCCTGCGTGACGGTCGCCACACCGTCGAGGAGCACGACCTGCCCCGTCTCCTTGGGGGTGATCAGGAACGTCTGGTTGGTCAGCGTCGCCACCGTCACGTGGCTGGGGATGGCAAGGCCGAACGGGGTCAGTCCGAACGGGGCGAGCCCGTAGCCCTCAGCCGAGAGCGGCACCGAGCCGCCGAACAGACCCCCGCCGAACGGTCCCTCCCCGAAGCCGTAGCCGGTGCCGGGGAACCCCACCTGGAGGCTGTACGCGCCACGCGCCGACCAGTAGGTTGTCCGCACCGCACCGACCGGCAGGTTGTCCGGGCTCTCGAAGGAAGGGTTCACTGCCAGGTTCACGACCGGCGCCGCCCACACCGGGAGCGGGTTGGTCACCTCGGCGTGCGTCGGAGGGCACGACCCCCAGAACGCGAGGTCGGCGGTGCCACACCCGGAGCCGTGCTGGCCGCACGCGCCGGGGTCGAGGACCGCCGACAGCCACGCCATCCCGTACCCCAACGCGTCCTCCCCGTCAGCGATCAGCACCGCCTTGACGCGGACCTCTTTCGCCGCCTTCCGGGTCGGGCCGAGCGTGCCGCCGTCGCCGACGCCCTCGTACAGTGACGCGCGCCGGGTGGAGTCCTGGATGCCCTTCACGTCCACCAGCCAGACGCCGTAGAAGCGACTGGACACCTCCGCGTTGGCGCTGTCGAACCACGGCGCCTCGGTGATGTTCGAGTAGGTGTACGGCACCGTCTCACCGAGCGCGTCCCACACGCCCGCGCACACGTCGCCCTTGTACCAGAACATCGGGCAGTCGGCAGTCGTCGCGTAGCCCTTCGTGCGAGCGTTGTTGCCGATTTCGTTGCCGCCGAAGTTCAGATACCCGTCGTACACGTCACACCGCCACCTTCTCCGCGATGCGGTCCACGACGAGCAGGGAGGTCTTGTAAGGGTCGGAGCCCGACAACTGGAACGCGCCCGTCTCGATGACCAGGCCACCGCTCAGTGCGCTCGCCGCACCGGTCCCGGTCCCGGAGGTCGCACCCGCCGCCTGCGGGGTGGTCGCACCGACCCGCCCCAGCGCCGTCGCGTTCGGGGTGAGAGTCGGTGCGGGCGGGGGGGCCATCGCCGCCGTCAGGGACTTCTGCGCCTCAGCGGCCATCGCGTCGACACCCTCGACGTAGCCCTCCATCGTGTTCTTCCCGTACCCGCGAAGCAACTTCGACGGCGACCCGATTCCGAGGAAGCCGAGCACCCCGTCGACCGCACCCTTGACCACGTTGACCGCCGCGTTGAACACGGACTTCGCCATCGACACGATTCCGTCGATGAACCCCTGGATCGCCTGCACGCCCGCCTGGAGGAGTTGAGGGGCGGCGGACACCAGGGCGGTGACCATCTGGGGGATCAGTCGGAGGAGCGCGCCGATGATCTGGGGGGTGGCCTGCACGACGCCCTGGATGATCCCCAGGAACAACGTGATCGCGGCTGTGATCAGTTGGGGGATCATGCTGATGATCGTGACGATGAACTGCGGGAGCATGCTCAGCACGGCGGTCAGGATGTCCGGTAGGGCTTCCGCAATCGCCAGCACCAGGCCGAGGAACAACTCGATCGCCGACGATATGATCCCCGGAAGCATGCTCAGGATCGTCGTGATCAGGACGGGCAGGAGTTCCAGGACTGCCACGATGAGGACCGGCACAATCTCGATCAGTCCCTGGACCAGGGCCGTGAACAACTCGATCGCCGCCTCGACCAGTCCGGGGAGCATGCCGATCAGCGCGGTCGCCAGCACGGGCAGGAGGTCGAGCACTGCCGCCAGGATCAACGGGATCGCGGTCACGAGTCCCTGGATGATCCCCATGAACAGCGCGATGGCCCCGGCGACCAGGAGAGGGAGTGCGGTCACAAGGGCCGCGACGACCTGGGGGATGAGGGTGACGAGCGTCATGATGATCTGGGGGATGATCGTCGTCAGCGCCGTGATGATGGCCGTGAACATCTGCGTCGCGCCGACCAGGAGCACGGGGATGGCCGCGACGAGCGCGTTCAGGATCACCGGGATCGCGGCGGCGAGTGCCGAGATGACCTGCGGGATCACGGACGCCAGTGCGGTGATGATGGTCGTCCACATGCTCACCATCGACGAGACGAAGAACCCGATGGCGACCGGCAGGTAGGCGGCGATGGCCTCGATGATTCCGGGGAGCGCCGCGAGCATGGACTCGATCAGCCCGTTCCGCATTTCACTCAGGCCGGAGAAGATGCCAGCGATGCCGCCGCCCTCCTCGATCATCGTGGCGAGTCCGGTCGCGAACGCCTCGACGCCGGGGGTTAGTTTCGTGACCAGCGCCTCCGCCAGCGGCATCACTGCGCCGAGCAGTTGGTTGATCAACTGCACCGCGATGGACGCCACAGGCAGGAACAACTGGCCGATGACGCCCTGGAGGTTCGCCCACTGCGCACCCATGATGCGCTGTTGGTTCGCGAGCCCCGCCGATGTCTCCGAGAAGTCGTCTTGGGCCGCTCCGACGTTCGCCAGGATGAGCGCCTGCGCGGCCAGCGTCTTCTGCTGGGCGGTCAACGGCGCCTCTCCGTCGGAGATACCCATTGCCATCGCCTGCGCTTTGAGCGACGCGTCGTTCATGAGGATGCCGTACTTACGAAGCGGCTCCGCTTCCCCCCGGAGTCCGGCACCGATCGCCTCGATGACCTCCGACGGGTCGGCATTGTGGAACGATGCCATGTCGGACGCGGCCTCGGTCAGGTCCATGCTGAACGATTCGAGGTCGGTCCCGGTCAGGCCCGCCGCGCCGCCGAAGACGGAGAAGTTCTTCGCGGCATCGAGCGCCTGTTGCTTGGACTGCCCGAACGCCGTCGCCGCTGAGTCCGCCCACGACTGGATACGCCCGGCACTCTCGGCACCGAACACGGCCTCGATGGCGGTGGATGTCTCGTTCAGGTCGGACGCGGCGTTGGTCGCGCCGACGACGAAGTCCTTGACAGCGCCGACGGCCATCTTGCCGACTTCCAGGAGCGCCTGCCCGACGAGGACCGTCAGCCCGGCCTTGAACCCCTCGCCGACGCCCTTGCCGATTTCCTCACCGGCACCCTTGACGTTCCCGGCCTTCTTCTTGAGGTCGCCCTCGAAGTCGTCAGCGTCAGCCTCGATTTCGATGGAGGCCGTGCCGACCGAGTTCCCCGCCATGTCACCCCCTGTCGATGCGTCGCTCAGCGTCGACAGGCGGTATGCGCATCGCCTTGCCGTGACCAGAGTACCGGTGCACGCTGTGAGCCGCTACGATGCCCCGGTCGTCGCCGCACGGAACGCCTTGAACGCCGCCGTCTCGTTCTCCGGTGACCACGGTGACCGGGAGTCCGGGGCGACTCCCTTGGGCGGCATCCACAGCGATCGCTTGAACTTGTCGACCGCCGCCTGCTCGCCGTTCCGGGTGAGCAGATACCAGCCGAAGTCGAGGAACGCCGCGCTGTCCAGCGACCGGAGGTCGGGGAGTCCATGCGCGACCGCGTACCCCCGGAAGTCCTCCCACCGTCCGACTATCAGGTGGCCGAGTCGGGCGGCTACGTAGGGGGGCGGTTGGTCACGACCTCGACCATCCGGTTCACAAGCCGCTGGATGTGAGGGAGGTCCAACTTGTCGTCGGCGTCCTCCAGTCGGAGCATGATGCTGTCGGCCACGTCGGAGCCGAACATCAGCCGAACGAACTCACGCATCGTCTCGACGAGCGCGCCCATGTCGGAGGTGATGTCCTGCCCGTTGATCTGCTCGCCGAGACGGATCGCCAGCATGCTCTTGGGGCGGTGCGCGATGTAGTCGATGCCGACGAGACGCACGGGGATGTCGTCGTCCTCCGCCTCGATGTCAATGATCGGGGTGGGACCGGGCGGACGAGCGGCTGGCGGCTTCCGGTCCTGGGGGGACTTCTTGGGCAGGACGACGGTCTGCGCTGGTGTCATGTCGCTAGCATACCCGAACTGCTGTTAGCCGCTAGACGAAGTCCTCCATGCGGACCCGCATCAGCCCCTTCTCCATGAAGTGTGCGCCGGTCACCCCGCGCACCCACTTGGCGAACACCACCTTGCTCCCACCCTTGGGGACGAACGCCAGCATCTTCTTGGTACGGGGTCCGTGCGCCCGCGTGCCCGCATTCTGGAACATGGTGTAGGGCGCCGACGATGAAACCTCGTAGGCCACTTTGAGGGCCGTGGAGCCGATCTTCCGGACCTGCATCCCGGCGATCATCTTCCCGGTGTCCACCCGACCGGCGGAACGAATCTCGGACATGATGTAGCCACGCGCGTGCTGAGCGGCTTTGTACGCCGCGCGGTCGACCATCGGGCCGACGACGGAGACGACCTGCCCCTTGTGGATCGTCAACTTGGTCGTCATGCCCACAGGATACGCCGACGCCCCCCTCCCGGAGGAGGGGGGCGGTCCCGGATCAGGCGCCGTAGTGGAACGTCAGGGTCGGCCAGATGACCGCGAGCCGGTTGAGGTTGTAGGAGTCGATGCGGAAGAACTTCGTCGCCTCGTGTGCGGGCTCGATCTTGGTCGCGAGCGTCTTCCCGAAGTAGAGGACGGTGCTGACCGTGCGCTCCTCCTCGAAGATGGTCAGCGCGGCGAACGCGTGGGTGAAGTGCTTCTCGTCCTCGCCGCTGGCCGTCCATTCGGCCCGCTCCATGCGGTGCTCGTGGGTCAGCGCGTAGGTTCCGGGCTTGACCGCCGCGTCGTGGTCGCCCGCGTAGTTGTCGATCACACGGACGGTGAAGCCCTCGGGGATGGTAACGGCGGTCGGGATCGCGGTGATGGTGTTCATGGTCTGGCTCCTGGTTCAGTTGGTTGGGCTGATACCAATAACGTAACAGACGTTCCGACCGACTGCTAACCAGAGTTAGTCACAGCATGGTCCGACGCGGACGATGAACCGGACCTCGCTACCGGCGCACCCGCCCTCGGGTCCGAGCGGCACAGCCTCGGTCAGTCGGAACGTGAACGCGTCGCACTCCACCGCCTGCATGAGAGCCGCCAGGTCGGACGCGAACCTATGGCCGTCAGAGGTGATCTGAGCGCCCGACGGCAGTGTCCCCTTGTCTGTGGGTCCAGTGACGCACCGCAGGATTCCCACGGCCATCGTGATGTCCCAGCGCACCACGCACGGGATGCCGTTCGCCTTCGGTGACCCGTACACCGGGGTCGCGTTGACCAGCCGCGACCAGCCCTGCCCGTTGCAGTCGCACTGATCCCATGCGACGAGTTCCCCCGGCTGGACGAACAACTTGCCGGGGGTGAGGGTCGTGCCGACGAGGTCACGGTAGTGGTCGAGGTACGCGTTGAAATCCGGGGCGGGCACGACTACCCCCTGGAGGGGATGTCGACGGAGCGTACTGATACGAACGACTTCGGCTTGTTCACCGACGCGACCCAGGAGTCGATCGCCCAGATGCCGGTCTGGGAGTCGAACGTCTCGCCCTCCAACTGCATCGCCACGGTGAGCCCCTGACGGGTGATGCTCTGGAGTCTCTGTGGGAGAGCGCACGACTCATCGCCGCACGCCGCCTTCGCCAGTTCGCAGGCCAGCGAGCCTGCCGCGACCTGACCGCCGATCGGGACCGGGATGCCCCGGACGTACGTCACCTCGAAGGTGTTCGGTTCCGTCGAAGCCGCGAGCATGTCCTGGCAGGACGGCCACGTCTCCCCGTCGGTGCGGATCAACTGCCGCTGGTTCGCGACCCGGTAGGAGGTGGCCGGGAGGACGACGCCGTCGATCAGCACCTTGCTCACCGACTGCACAGGTCCGGGGAGGTTCAGCACCGTCGGGCCGGACGCCACGCACGAGCACGACCCCACGCACCCGCAGGTGATGTTGTGCCACTGCCCGGCAATGAGGACCGGATACCAGGGCGACGCGCCGGACGCGCCACCCGACCCGATCCGGGGGAAGCCGGGGTCGTAGCCCGGCCCGCGACCCCAGAAGGTCGAGCCCCACGCCGCGCCGCCCTCGCAGTCGGACGTGCACGGGCGGACCACCACCTCGCAGAGGCCGAACACGCCGCCGGTCCAGTTGTCGAGGAGGTCGGAGGCCATCTGCTCCCACAGCGCCCGCTCCTCCGGGGGGAGGTCGGTCAGCGCCTCGCAGGTGCCGCAGGAGGTGTAGTTCACCGGCCACTGACAGGTGCTCATGGTGTCTCCGTCGCGGGGTAGCCGCCGAACCCCTGCTCGGCCCCTGGAGGGCCGGGCTCGCCCTGCGGGCCTTGAATGATGATCGTACCGGGGCTCGGTTCCAGGAGAGGGCTAACCACGGTCAGGTCCACCGTACTGCCACACGGCAGGGCAAAGTTGAACGGGGGCCGGGGAACGGTACAGCCGTGCGACGTGAGGTGGAAGACGGCCCGCCACTGCCAGTCGATCGGGTTGCCGTCCGGGTCGTCGGTGCAGAACAACGTCACCCCGCGCGTCCACGTGTGCGGGTTCACCAGGTAGCCCGCGCTGTCGAGGGGTGCGCGCACCACCTGCGGCACCAGAGTCACCGGGTCCGGGGATGCGCCCGCGACGAGGATGATCGGGGCCGTCGCCCAGAACTCCACATGCCCGACCAGCGGGTCCGCGTCGGGCGCCACGTCCGGGTCGGTGCTGTCCAGGACGCCGCCCAGGTAGCGCCCGGTGACGGTGCCGTAGCCAATCTCGGGGAGGTCGGTCACCTCACACCTGGTTCCAGGTGGACCCGGACCAGACCAGGAGAAGCGACTCGGTCGCGGCGAGCACCTTGTCCGTCGCGCCGGTCAGGGTGGTGTTGTAGGTCGCGTCGCCGTGCTTCACCGTGATCGTGCCGCCTGCCGTGGGGTTCACGTAGAGGAGCATGTGCTGGCCGAAGCGCCGCCCGTTGGGGAGCGTCGGGACGATGATGTTCGAGGTGTTCGTGTAGGTGAAGACCACCGCTGGGGCGTCGATGTCGGCGATGGGCGCGATGTAGTTCGCGGCCACGACAGCCGTGGTCGAGTTGAAGTTGAGGTATCCGGCGTTGCGCCCCAGCGCCGCGTTGCCTGCACCCGATGCCGTCCAGCCGAGGATCGAGCCGGTGACGAACTGGCTCGGCGCGATTTCGGTGACCGCCCCGCCCGTGACGAATGAGGTGGTGCCCGTGTCGATGGCGTCCAGAATCCACGCCGGGGTGGCGACGGTGATCGTCCAGTCCACCCGATACCCCGCCAGTTTGAACAGCCCCTTGTTCTGGTAGAACACGGACAGCCCGGTGGAGGTGTTC